GTCTTGAGTAAAACTCAAAAATCACTTGGAAGAGGTAGGGGGGTATCTCTTCCCTACGACCTCCCTCAAATAATCTTTGGTCAGTTCGCCTTTGTCTGCCATCTTATGATGTTCTTGGCAGAGAGCGATAAGGTTATCATCATCAAGTAAACCTGATTCATTGTCTTTTAGCTTAACAATGTGATGTACCTCAATATTGTTGTATGTGTATATACCTAAAGATTTGCAAACCTCACATAAATGATTTGCATTCTCCCTGATCTCTTTGCTTTTTAAAGTCCACGCATATTGAGACCTTAACTTTCTTTCGTTTCCACCGTTGTATTCTCTTCTTGATTTCGGACAGATATACGAAGCATCGTGTATCTTCCCACATTTAGAACAGGATTTAAGCATTAAGTGATGTCTCCAAGTCTGTGATTCGGTGGTTTGCTACCGACATCTTTTCATCGAGGAGCTTGTTGTTCTCTTCGAGACGGTACACCCTATCCACTAATGTATTGGTGGTATCGTAATGCTTTTCCATCTTTTTTTCCAATTGTTCTATACGGTAACCTGTAAGCTTATTGCTTGTCAGTATTCCTCCGAATGTTCCTGCCAGAGTACCGATTAACGATAAACCTGCGACAACTATTGTCTCCACCATAAAATCTCCTTAAATGTAAATGAGCCGTATTGCTACGGCTCACGAACACAGAATACAAGAACAAAATACACATTCGGCTTCATTCTCACTTTACATAATATCATATTTGAAAATAACAATGTGGTAACATTTTGTCCCGTTTCGTACACATTTCGTACCTTTTTTCATGGAATGACCTCATTTAAGTTGTTTATGATGCAATCAAGACACCATTCATCGCCGTCATACTCGTATAAAGTATCAACCTCTTCTTTGCAATTATCACAAATCTTGATACATACGGCTTGATGTTTGCGCCCACATTGAATACAACCTTGAGGACATCCCACGCAATTATCTTCTTCTTCCCATTTTATCATAACTTAACCCTCTCTTATCTAACCATTTCTTTGCTTCTTCTCGTTCCTGATCTGATGCACTTTTAATCATTAGCATCATCTTACGCAATGTGATTTCAATTATTCTGTCACTCTGTGGCAATGGCAGATGATATATCCCTCTTTTATACCATCTCACATAGAACTCTCGAAATTCATTAACATTTAAAGATTTCACGGCTTTGTCACGCTCAAGAACGAAGATATCCAATGAACTCTTTGTCATATCATGTCCCTCTTTAGCTCTGCATTAATTCTCTGCACTTGAGTTTTAGAATAATTAAGCATTTCGGCTACTTTTCGGAAGCTCAAGCAATCCAAGTATAAAAGCGTGTAAATCTTGTCTTTTTTATCTTGCGACCGTCTTAATTCTTCCTCTTTGACCTTTAAAAGCATTCCCCTATCCTCAAGAAGCCTTTTCAGTTCGTTCAGTTTGTCATCGATGTGCTTTTCTTCGCAAGAAACGACATAATCTTCAAGAGTATTACCAGAGTGACCACTTTGCACCTTGTCCTTGTCATATGTGATAGCTTTCGGTTGCGTTTTCACGAATAATCGTTCCTTTTCCGTCAGTACCTCATCGAAATTCCTCTGTAATTCCCGGTATTTAGCTTTGCAGACCTCATATTCCTGATATATCATAATTCCCTCCATCTTGAATCCCCATGCTCCAAATCATCCTTGCGAACTGTCTCTTTGTAATATCCTCCTATGGCGTGTACCTCAAGCAGATAAAAGTATTTATATTCGTCTATGATCTGGGAAACAATGGTGTCATCCTTTTTATCAACTAAAACTGTTCCGAGTATCATTTTCATATCCCCTTTCTGAATGGATTTTCAGGCTCTTCCCTGATTCTTGTTTTGATAATGGTGTAAATAACATCTAATGCTTTGGCAATTCCGACATCAATACCTAATTTGTATGATTCTTCATCAACACCTTTTGTCACATTTACCACATACGCTTTTTTATATGCTTCATTCATGATGCATTCAGAAGCGTATCGGAGCAATAATTCGTCATGTGCCATGTTCTACCTCCACATATATTCCATTGATTTCCTTGCATACCCTTTGAGCATCTTTTACGGTGTCGTAACAACCGAAAAACCATAATTCATATCCGTCAGGTCTTGCTACAACAAATCCTCCCTCTTTTACGACGTAATCTGGGACATTGTTTATTTTGATGTTTACTACCATGTTCAATCCTTTCTGGCTAAACAATAGCCAATAATTAATGCGATAAATAATGTGATAACAAAAATCATTATTCCACTGCTCATTCCTGCACTCCCTCCATCTTTGCTCCACAATTAGGACAGTATCTGATAAAATGTGTAAAATAACTATCATACTCTTTGTCACATTCAGAACATTTGCAACGTGTTCTGTATTCTGTATAACCATCGCATTTAATTTCTTCACTCCATGTTATCCACTTACCCACTTTTGCTTTTGGATGAACAGATGGCAAATCTAATAAAATTTTTTTCTGTGTTTCATTTATTGCTTTTAAAAATTCACTAAACAATTTTTGATGTATCTCTATCGTTCCATTAGTTTCTACTCTTAAAAAATATTTTCCAATAGATTGTATTGCCTCTTGTCTACTTATGGCATCTTCACATTCTTTCATTCTTTATCCTCACTTTCTGCCTTCATGATTTTTGTTAAAACTGTTCCGATAGTTTCTTTTACGCTAATAAAACACGCTTCAATCATTATCTCTGAATACTCCTCTGCTATATCGCCTGTTCTATCAAGCTCCTTTCGTACTGCTTTGATTGCACTTGCCCTTATAACAATCGGTTCGTTGCTATATCTATCGTGTAATACTATTGCTTTGCTCATTTCTCATTCCTCACTTTCTGCTTTATCCTCGATTGCTTTTATTGCATCGCTTAACCCATCATGGTAGCCAATTATATATTGATTATCCGTCACATAACATTTCTGCTCAAATTCTTGTCTTGCCAAAACAGAATCAATATCAAACTCTCTGACTGCTACTTTCACGGCATCATCTAAAGATAAAAATAATTTAGTCATTCTTTATCCTCACTTTCTGCTAATAGCTGAAATAATGGTCTTTATACTGATAAGCAGGGTTTCCGTTGTACCCACCTGCGCAGAAAAACAAAATGTCATAATCTTGCCGTTCTTCTAACTCCAACATAATCGCTTCATATGTTTCCTCTGTCGGTGTTTTAGTCCATATCGCACCACTACCTACCACCGAGAATTGACAAGGCTGATTTAGTACGGATATGAGGTCATTCGGGAATCTCGGAGAGTCCACTCGGTTTAGAATTACATCAACCACTAATTGCTGACCATATAATCCTTGATTCCCTGCCTCTGCATATACAACTCTTGCAAGATAATCGATATCTTCATCCGTAAGCTCTACCATGTCCTTGATTGAACTCTCGACATTCTTCATGATTCTCTCTGCCGTGTTCGGTGGCTCTGGTATTACATCAGGAATTGGAGCAATCGAAATAAATAATCCTAAAACAAATCCCATTCATACCTCCTTTTGTAAGTCCTCACGCAATATAAAGCATGATTTGTACTCTCTGTCCCACCAATCCCGGAACGGACATCTTAAGCACTCATTGTTGTTTATGTGACAGATGATTTCAGGTGCCACGCATTCCTTTTCGTTCTGTTTGAATCCGAACACCTCTTTAAATTTCTCTCTGTTTGTCATCCTCGGTCTCCTTTCGGTAAAAATTGTCGTTATACTCGAATTTGATAATGATTCCTTCAAATTCAATCTCTGCTTTATGGTCTCCCATGCGCTTCAAGGCATACATGAGATTGACCATCTTCATGAATATGTCTTTTTCTCTTTTTGTCATGCCGTGATACCTTTCTGTTTGTCTAATAAAATCAAATCCTCGCCGTTATAGATGTATTTCATCGTTGTTTCGTTGAAAACCGTCTCATTAAGCTTTGGGATATCGTTTGCAAACTCAATTTTGATTTCATCGTGTACCGATAAAAATTTCCTGATCCGTTCAAAGCTCCATCTCTCTTTTCGATAGAGTGCAAGGATTATCGAAGCCATGATTTGCGCATACATCCACTTTTTCATGTGTTGCCTCACGGAAATGTAATAGGCTCTCTGCATTGCATAAGGCATCTTGTCGAATCTTGCCTTGTCTTGTTTCCATTTGGCTTGATTCAGATAGGTTGTATCAAGATAGCTCTCTCCTGCATCGTTCCTTACCTCGATTCCTGTCTCTTCATCACACATTTGAATGAGTGACTTTCCTTCATCGTTTCTGCATTCCTGATATACCTCTCCTGCCTTGTCGATGAATCTCTCAATGCGAAGCCTTTTCCATCCTAACCGGGAAAGAGCTAATATCGTGCGATAAAAACCTAATTGCATCGCTATTCCAGAAGCCTCATCGAGTTCTTTGTTTGCTTTTTGTAATGCATCCATGTGTTATTCCTATACTCCTATAAAAAATCCTCTATGCTCATTTGTGCATCCTTTGGCAAGACACACATTTCCTCTTTTGCTCTTTTGTAAAATTCCTTGTTGATTTCAAAACCATAGAAATTTCTTTTTGTTTCCAGACATGCCCTGCCTGTTGCTCCACTACCGAAACAAGGGTCAATGACAACATCACCCTCATCTGTGAATGTCTCAATCAGTTTTTTCAATAATTTGACAGGTTTCTGTGCAGGATGGATTTTCGGGATATCTTTTCCATCTCTCTCCCATTCAAACCAATTGAAAACCATGTGACCTGTGCCTCTGATATTCTTTCCGTTTTCATCAACCTGCAGTCCGTTTCTGAACTTGGGCAATCTGTCTCTGTAAAATAACAAGGCATATTCTGTTGCTCCTACAACTCGCATATTTGCTTTTAAAACTTGAGGAGAATAATTCTTGATAAACACCAGAGGAATATAATTCTTGAATCCCTGCTTTTTTCCTGCATCAATGAGTGTGGTTATCTGCTCAAATGCACAGAAAACTATCATGCAAGGACTTTCTGAACTCCTGCCTCTTGGAATCGGTTTTGTGTCCTCTTTTCTCATTAACCTTGAACAAAAATGGAAATATTCATAAAGGTTGAAATTGAAATCTGATGCAAATGCAGATTTCTTTGCAAATTTGCTCTCTCCGTTTTTGTTATCTCCTCCGATGTACCACATAGGATTTGAGCCATAAAAGTTTGTGCCTATGTTGTAGGGAACATCTGCGATAATCAATTGCGCTTTCTGTATCGGGTAACATTTCCATCCCTGCATTGAATCGTTGTAAAGTTCGCATTTTGTCTTGCTACCCCCCCCGAATTTTTTATTTATAAATTCCATCTTTATCTCCTTTGGTGTAATAAACTAATAATTATCCTCGATGCCGAGTATATTTTTCTCAATCAGAGCTTTTGCTTCGCTCGGCATTCTCCTGATCTCTTTTTCTTTTGACAACTTGCCTCGATATGTCCTTATAAAATTGCTTTGTATAACTGTCTCTAATTGGTCGATATTTGTCTGCGACCACATTTTCAACATATTAGGACTACCGACAATCTCTTTGATTATTGGTGGCAATTTCTCAAATTCTTCCGAAGCGTGATATCCTGCATTGCTTATCGCCTTTCTGACTTTCTCCCATGCTTCCATCTCTCCGAGTTCTGTCCCGATCTCTTTCATCTTGTGAACATTGTCAATCAGATGACTAATAGACGGAGCAAAGCCTGATGTGTTGTTTGTGATATAAGTCTTTAAGGCAATTCCGATTTCTTCTTTCGTGTAGTCCTTAAGCATCATGTACCAAACATCCACAGTATCTTTTAAATCTCCGGGATTGTAATTCGGATATGCAACTTTAATAATCTTGATAATCTCTTTAATCTCTTCTCGTTCCATTCATACCTCCTATGCATTTCTTAAGGCTTCATCAAACGATGTGCTTGTATTCTTGTGCTTTTTCTCTTTGACGGCATTAAATACCCATTTCCTTAAAGCCATGTAATGAGATGTGTATTTCGTTCCTTTCATCTCGATGTATTCGTCAAGGTATTTGATAGCTTCTTTTGTTTCATCAATACCGAAATCATTTTTGAGAGTGTCATACTCTTTATCTGTCAATTTGACATGGTTATACTCTCCAAATTTATGTTTGATTTCTTTGGTAGGTGTGGATGCCGTCTCTGACGGCTCTATACTCTCCTTATCTAAACTAAACTTACCTATACTATCCTTACCTAACCTAACCTGTGTATCCAAACGGTATCCATTTGGTATACCATCGGTTGACACTTGGTATCCATTTGGTATACCAACATCATTTTTAAGGGTGTAAGTATTGTTATCCTTTAGATTGAGCATGGATTTTTCTTCCTGATAAGCTGTTTCTTTATAACGGTCATTTCGGATATAGTTGTGAATTTTCCAATGTTTGATAACAACAATTCCATTTGCAAAAGGTATTAAAAAGTTTTTAGCTTTCAGGATTGTCAAATCATCGTCAGAAGCTCCGACCATTTTCTGTATCTTCTTTGGATTGTTAACAAATCCGTCATCGTCTGCTCTCATGCTCAAGTGAAAATATAAGGCTTGTGTTGTTAAAGGCATATCAAGGAACACATCGCTATCAATAATCGTTTTTGCGAACATCCTGCGTTCTGCCATTTTTTATCCCTCCTTAATAAATTTTCTGACGGCTCTCAAGCTTAATGCGTGTCTTTTAAGTCTCGATTCCTCTTGCATCAACCAATCCTTGCAAAGCTCTTTTTCTTTCTGTGTAGGAATGAAATATCCCTTGCCGTCCTGCATATTGAGGATGATGTTTGTTCTTCGTGCTTCGCTAATAAGTCTCCTGATCTGTCGCTTTGGGATGTTCAATTCCCCTGCAAGTTCGATATCTGTCTTTGCGTTCTTATGTCCTTTAGGTATCTTTGTTGCTATATCAATCATCTTTTGCCTCCTTGTATAAATTCATAAAATCGTTCGCATCCATTACAACCAACCATTTGCAATCGTTCTTCCGATGCCAAACTGTCGGAATCTCTCCCTCTTTGGCATCTCTTTTGCTCTGGTACATGGCATCGTATAATCGGAGCGTTTCTGTTCGCTTAACCTCTATGTGTATTCCCGGTAATCCGACAACATCGGCATCGCCCTCGATACCACAGAACTGTTGTCCTCTTCTGCCGTCATATCCGTAATCTTTGAGAAAAGATGCAACCTCTCTTTCTCCCCTTTTGCCCTTTTCTCTGCTCTTTCTTCCCAATTGTTCCTCCTTTCTGCCTGATAGATAGTCGGTCTATCAGGCTTGGTATTCTGTGAAATATTTGCGATAGACCAATCAGAGATAATTCTTTCCAAATTCACGAATGAATAGGTCTCTGTTGCCTATATTCGCTTCAAAATAACTTTGAGCCATCTGTTTTGCTCTAATGTCTAAAGCCTTGTTGAAATGTATGCCCTCATTCGAGCCGTTATGGTGGTAATAACACAACCAAATCTTTAAGCCGTAGCGTTCAGATATCTTCCGATTTGCCGTACCTCCGAATATATGATGTGAGTGCAGATTTTCCGTTCTGCCACACACCCAACATTCTTTACTTGTTTGCAATACTGATTTCATGCTCCCACCTTTCCAAACTTGCCTTAACCTCTTCGCTCATTGGTGGCTCTAATCCATCGGCTATCATCTCGGCAATTATTCCATCGAGTAAAATCGAAAACTCTCCTGTGGTGTAGGTGTGGCTACCGAAGAAACATAAAACACCGATTTTCTTTTGGTTATTGATAACCACCTCTCCGACAATCTCAAGCTCTCGCCATTGCCTCGACAGTCCGTCAAGAGCTTCCTCATCGCATAAAAGGTAAGTATATTGACCATACTTTTTGAGCATTCGCAGATAACAAGACCATTTATCTTCTGGTGGCTTCTGCACATCTGCTAATTCTTGAATACACGCCCACATGAGAGCGTTTGCATCCTTTGTGCGCCGTTTTGTTTTACGCTTTAGGGAAAGTATCGTGTCCTTATCTTTCAGAGGCTCTATGAGGTTCTCAACCTTTGCAGGACTAATCCGAGTTGTGAATGTTACGAGTGTATTCCCGGTTGTGTAATCAATATTGAGTTGATGAAACTGTGCATCAATTTCCATCCTTTGCTCCCTTTGATTTAGCAAGTGAGCCGATACAATTCTGCGCCTGATCAGATGAAAGTTCTTCGAGCTTTGTGACCTTGTAACGCTTTAAAATTGCATCCTCGGTAACTCCTGTTCGTAACAGTTCGGCTTTTATCTTCCCTAACTGTTGAGCCGTGATTTTTGCATCTGCGTTTTTCTTGGCATCCTTTTCCATCGTTTCTTGAATTGCGATAGCATTTGCCACCTCATCTGCACTTGCCACGGAATTATCAATGCCGAATCCTGCCATGCCTAAAGCTCTTCCCACGGCAGATGTCTCGCAGTTCTCGATATATGATGTTCTGTTGATGAATGATGAGTTTTCTTTTTCGTATGCGTAACCTGTACCCAAAAGACCGTTTATATCTGTGCCACAATCTGCATACACGGAAGCTTTAAAAATACAGATTCCGTTATCATTCGATTCCATCTCTGTTGATATTGTTCCCATTGGATAAACTTTGCGAAATGCTTTGATTCTCTGATTGACATCGGCGTACATTTTGCCCTTGATGTCAGTAGTTTTGATTTCAGAATTTGCCTTCTCGATTTGTTCGTATGTAATCATGTGTTCCCTCCTACTTTATAATCATTGATTGATTTTCAACTATCTCTGCACCAATAAGCTCTTTGCCATCTTCGAGAGCTTTCTTGATTGCCGTCTTATTTGGTGTAATTTCTGTTTTCACATAAAGGTCGTAATCCTTGTTGTTCATAAACAAATCCATATCAACCTCGGTGCTTTTTGAAGCTCGGTAAGAAATCTTTGAGCGTACTGATTCGAATTTCTGTCCGTTCAGTATCACTTTGAGGTAGTCCTTTAATCTCTGGGATGCGTTTTCTTTTGCCATTCGCCTCTTTTTGAGATTTGCCTCTTCGGTCTTAAAAGCCTTTACCTCTGCATCCATGTTTTTAATCAGGCAACAGATGTTATCTACCTTGTCATCGAAAGCCATCTGCAATTCTTCGAGATATTGAAGATTGACCTCGCTTAAGATTTCGCCTGTCTCTTCGTCTACTGTCTCGGAAAAACATTTCTCGATTTCATCTTTAATTTCCCAAAGTTTCATTTGATTTACCTCCTATAAGCTCTGAACAGATATTGATTTGTTTGCCATCCTCAATCGTTGCCTTGAATGATGTCAGAGTTCCGTCATCGTTAGGCTCTGATATCGATACGACATCTGCTCTCCATCCTCCCGGTTGAAAGTTGTCAAAATTTACGATGTTGATGTTTACGCTTTTGATTTCCATTCGCTTTGTAGCAATTCTCATGTGATAAATCGCATCTGTGAGATTAGCGACAAGCTTGTTGAATTTTCCGATTTCATCGGGTTTTAATGCTTCCATTTTGTTTACCTCCAGAATGTAAATTTGTTCTTAAGTTCGTTTTTGATGTCGAGGAAGATCAGGGCGTTTGCAAATTGAGAAATCATAAGAACGGATGTGAAGATTGCTCCTGCTTTCCATTGCACATAAAGAAAGCAAACTGTGAGGAATGCCCATCCTCCTGCAATCGCCATTCCGATTTGAAATCTCATCTCCATTTTTTTAAGCTCTCGCCTGACTACTCTCTCCATTGATTCTCCTTTCAATCTGCTCGATGGCTTTGTAGACCATCGGAGCATCCTCTTTTTTTACTCTGTGTCCTTTAATGTCTTTCAGTTCTGTTCCGTCTCGAAGAATGTGCCTAACCATATTCGCACCTCAAACAACATTTTGTTGTTCATTCGCCTAAAAAAATATCGTTCAATTCAATATTCAAGAGGTTGCATATCTTCTTGAAATTGTCGATTGATATCGTTTTAGGGTTTTCTTCCCACTTTGAATAGGTATTCACATGAACACCACATACATCTGCGACCTGCTCCTTTGAAAATTCTTTCGCAAGTCTCCATTGTCTTAAAGTTAGCATTTATTGTCTCCTTTCTTTTTGGTATTCAATCCGAGGATGAGATTCGAACTCATTCAGGATGAACTTATGGGATTTAAAACATTCATATTTGCACCCTCACTAATCTTCCAGATCAATGCATCATCCAACCGATACGCAAGGAATATGATGACCTTTTCCCTCGGATTGACACAACATTTTGTTGTTCAACAATTCCGATAATACACTACATTTTGTTGTGTGTCAATCGTTTTTGTTGTTTAAACAACATTTCATTGTATTTAATGATATAATAAGAAATGGAAAGGAGGTTTAATATTATGGAAAGTTACGCATATTCAATTAATTACGACATCGGAAAAAATATTCGCAGAATCCGAGAAGAAAGAGGTCTCACGCAAAAAGAACTTGCAGAAAAAATGAATTTAAGACAAGCAACCTTGTCATCATGGGAAATCGGCAGAACAGAGCCGAGTTCATCTCACATAAACCAACTTTGCAAGATTCTGGGATGCAAACATGATGATATTTTCGGTTTCTTGGTAATTGATATCGAAGATTCAAAAGATATCGATAGTATGAAAGACAGATTGTATCACATTTACAAGTATGATGAGGAATTTCGCCGTTTCTTGAGCAATTCAAGATGGGCAGAGCCTTTAGGACTAATCGAGAAAGGAGACAAAACATGAACATTTTTTCATTTTTCAAAAAAGAGGTAGAAACCACAAAATCAACCACAACAACCACTCCAATCACACCCAAACATATCATGATTCCTGTTCTGATGCAGGATGGAACAGTTCAGGATTATCCTCAAGATTTCATCATTACTGACAAGGTGAATTGTGTTGTATGCATGGGAAAGTATTACCACACAAGCCTTGATTGTGACAGTTTGAAATGGGAACTTAAAAATAGTGATTTAAAACTTAAAGGAATGGATGTGAAAGAAGCTAAAAAGCAAGGAATGATATATTGTGCCGATTGTTCAAGTGACCTTTATCATTTTAAAAAAGGAGATTTACAGAAATGAGAGTATTCTTATACATCCGAGTAAGTACCTCGGAACAAGCAAAAGAAGGCTACTCTATCGGAGAACAAGAGCAACGATTAAGAGCTTATTGCAAGGCTAAAGGATGGAAAATTGCGAAAGTTTTTACTGATGGTGGATATTCAGGTGGAAATACATCACGCCCTGCCCTCACAGAGCTTCTCTCTGCCGTTCAAAAGCATCAAGCCGATGCAATACTTGTTTATAAATTAGACCGTCTCTCACGGTCTCAAAAGGACACTCTCACGCTCATCGATACATTCTTGCAAAATAACTGTGATTTCATTTCGATGACAGAGAATTTCGATACATCCTCTCCGTTCGGTCGTGCTACGATTGGTATGTTGTCTGTTTTCGCTCAATTAGAGCGTGAACAGATAAAAGAACGCATGAGCATGGGAAAAGAAGGAAGAGCTAAAGAGGGAAAATATCACGGTGGTGGCATTTCTCCGATTGGTTACGAATATAAAGACGGACATCTTGTTGTAAATGAATTTGAAGCCATGCAAGTTCGTGAGATGCATCGCCTTTTTCAATCTGGTATGCCGTTCAGAATTATTGCGAGGACTTTAGAAAGTAAAGGAAGCCGATATTATGAGGCAAGGTCTGTAAAGCGTACTCTCAAAAATCCTCTTTACATCGGCAAAATCAAACACAACGATACGCTCTATCCCGGAGAACATGAGCCTATCATCGATGAAGAGACATACAACAAAACTATGGAATTGCTCAACGCATTACCAACAGGAACGAAGCCGAGCAAAACCTATCTTGGTGGTTTAATCGTCTGCGCTCATTGTGGTGCCAAATATACAGTAAACACGGTACACGATACACGATACAACAGAAAATACAAATATTATGCTTGTCACTCTCGCAGAAAGACAAACAAAAGCCTGATAAAAAATCCGAATTGTCAGAATAAAATTTACAAGGTTGAGGAATTGGATGAGATTATTTTCAACGAGATCAGGAAGCTTTCAATCGAAAAGAATTTCCGTTCAGTTATTAAGAAATCCGATTCAGATAATTCTGTTATTTTAAATCGTGAGATTGCAAAACTTGAAAATCAGAAATCAAGATTAATGGATTTGTATTCAATCGGAACATTTACCATTGAGGACATACAAAAGAAGATTATTCCGATACAAGAACAGATTGATAAGTTGAGCGAACAGATAAACATTCCGTCTATACCAGAACAAACGGCGCATGAGCTTATTCAATCATTTGATGATGTTTTGAAAAATGGAAATCATGACGAAATCAAAATGGTTATCGATTCTTTGATTGATAAGATTGAGATAGATGGAGAAGATATCGCTATCTATTGGGCGTTTGTTTAATTATGCCGTTCCTTTGTCTATCTTGCTTTTGATTTTAACCATAGGAAAAATAGGCAAAGTATATTATCTATTATTTATTATTTCATACACATCGCACTCCAAAGCCTCAGCCAACTGCAGAACTGTGATGACCTGTGCCTTGTTGATGTCTCTATATCCCATCTCAAATGCTTGGATATTTCTGACAGGGACTCCACTTGCCTCAGCCAATTGTGACTGAGACATTCCCTTGTCCTCTCTCATGAATTTTAATCTGCTTTTATACATCTTTATCCTCCTTGTTTAAATATATTTTTTGGAAACATTCATCGCAAATAATAAATCCATCATAATTTCCATTATTGTCAAGTGTGTCATGTATCAATTTCAATTCATACATATTTCTTGGTTTTTCTCCTCTCCAACAACCAAAATCATTCACTTGTATTTTGCAAATATCGCATTGATATATTTTCATATGCTACCTCCTATTTAATATCAATAATTCCATGAATACTGTCTATCCAAAAGACATTGCCCTCCTTATAATGTTTTCTCGATGAACTCAACTGCCGACTTGATGGACTTGAATGTGTGGAACTCTCTGAATCCCTTACCCTCACGGACATTCACAAAATAATGTCCTTTTGTTCCGATATATCTCTGAATCTTGAATCCCTTGATTTCCTTTACTGTCTCTATCATATCTTTGCCCTCCTGTGTGGTGTTTTCCTTGTTTCTGATTATATTATATCACTGTGGTTGTATAATTCAATCTGGCAATTTGACGATATGTTCATCCTCTTTTTGTGCGTTTTGTATCACTGTGGTTGTATAGCAAGAGAACAAAAAAACCCACGGATTTCTCCGTGGGCGTTTTTAAGAAAGGAATTTATAAAGAAAGCTATGTTGCTTTTCTTCCCTCATTGTAACCAAATCGGCAATAATGCTCATAATATTTAGGGTCATCTTCAACCCTTGTGCCAAAATCTTTTTCAAGTGCAGGATAATTCTTTCGATATGCCACAGGATTAAAAATTGCATTTGCCTGTCTGCCCTCTTTTTCCTTGCCCTCATACATTCCATGAATGCAGAAATGGTCAAACAGTTTCTTGTCATCATAACCGAATGCATTTTTTAAATCACTCCAATGATTTGCATACCATGTCGGATTGAATACATATCCCATATCAACCTTTGAATTATCCATGACACTTTTGCAAAAATACTTTCCAAGTATTATTGTGTTTTCGTCAGGAATGTCACTCGGTATAGGTTGAGGTGTAGGCGTAACGCCTCCGATAGCCTTGTTTATATCATTTACAATTCGATTCCAATTGTTTCTGATGTATGTTCCGGGACAAGCCGTTGCATTAAAGTAATTATGTTGAGTAAGCACCAAAACACCTTTCGGTGCTACATAATTATTTGCAATCTTTGTTTTCTGGGCAATCGTACCTTTTACAAGATAATCGATGCTCATTACACTTGTGAAGCCGTTACGACGGCAAATGTCGGCGCATAAACTTATCAATGAGTTGTATGCCTTGTCAGAGATGTCCCATGTCTTATTGCTCACACCCTTTGTGGTATTGGCAACCTCAATTGTGACTGCCATTCGGTCATTGTCACCATTGGATGATGTCCATGCTCTGTTCTTTTCCTCGACATACATTGCCTTGCGACCATCTGTGCCGATTCCATAGTTGGATGATGCTTGTCTTCTCTTATTCGCAAATACCTGGCCACATCGTTCAACAGATAAATTTCCTGCCATGTGATGAATCGTTATTCTATTGATACACTTGCGCCCTTTGGAATAATTCGGAGAAAGGCACACATAATCCACATTTGCATTTGTATAAGCCATGATTATTCTCCTTTGTAGTAATTTTTGCTTGAGATTCCAAGAATTGTTCCGAGGAATGTATCAAACGCAACAAGAATTGTGATGATTATATCCGTATAGGGACAATTGAAGCATTTTAAAACCACGCCAAGAAATGTTGTGAATGCAGGGAGAAAAATCTGTGCAATCCACTTTAATACATCATAGGTTTTTTCACTTAATCTCATCCTTTTACCCTCCTAAAATTAATTTTGATAATATTATCCCGATCAGTACACCTATCAGAAACTGTACTGTCTTTTTTGATAATTTAGGTTGCCCTGCCATAAGCTCGAATGTTAACTTTAATCGTTCCTGTGTTACCCACTCTCACGATA